CCAGCGGTGCGTCCGGGGGAAGCGTGAGCTGCTTTCGGAGAACCGTCAGGTTGTTGAGAAACGCAGCCACAAGCGATTGCGTGGGCGTGTCCCCCATGGCCCAATCGGTTTTCGCAGACACCACAACGGACGAGGGATTGTAGGGAACCAGATAGATCGGGTCATCTGCTACTCCTTTCTCCGCTCGGTATGCCGCCAGCTCTTCCGGGAGAGAGGTCATTCGGTCGGCAATGTACTCTACCGCCTGACCCACTCTGTTCATGTCGGTGTAGTTGTAGGCACCCTTCATTCCAGCCATGTACTCGGCCTTTTCCTCAACGGAGAGGGCGGTCAGCCCTCCCGTGAGAATTTTGTTCTTCAAGGTGAAAACCCGTTCCACATCGGCCTGTGTGCGGTCATAGACCAAAGTATCAATGACGCTCATATCAATCCTTTCACCTTCATCTTTCCGCTCAGAGAGCCGTTGAATGTGATTTCATCCACCAAGATCAGTGCGTCCATCTCAGGGGTGTAGGCCGTCTGCAAGCCGATAATGTCACCCACTTCCATTTCCGGGTTGCCCCGGTAGTCAGCATCGTAGGTGTTCCGCATGGTCAGATAGCTCTTCACATGGTCTGCCAGGGCATTGCACATGGTATCGTTGGTGATAAGGGGGTTTTCCTCCTTGTCCACTTCCCCTTCCAAAGCTACGGGGTAGGAAACGACCACCGAGTTTTCGGAAAGGGTTTTTCCGGTGATGGTTGCGGTCTTGGTGCCGGAGGATAACACCAAATCCGCTGCCCGGGCGTAGATCGCCTGAGATACTACGCTTCCGCCGCTCACCGAAATCTGAATATCTTGTGCCAGACCAGAAAACTCAACATGGAGTTGTGTTTTGGTGGTCGTTTCCTCATACAATTTCTGGGCCTCGCTGTCTGCGGTGTACGCATACCGGGCCACAGTTACCGCTTTGAGCTGGTCGATTTTGCTGATCGACTGGCTCTTTTCCGCAATGGAAGAGAAGTCCAGGGTGAAGTCGGTTTCCCGGTAGTACACCTTGCTCACTCTCATTCGGCGGTACGGGAGATTGCCATACATGGTCACCTCAATCTTCGTACAGTCAAAAGCAAGGTTGCTGCTGACAAAGACCTCAGCGGAGTCAATCTCACTCACCGTCTGGGTGTCGAGAAGCGTGGAATTGCGGTAATACTTGACCTGGACAGAGGACGGGTACTCATTCAGAGGTGTGTCAAAACGGATTGCCACCACCGGGAGATCGTGAGATACATCAAACTCCTTGGTGAAGACCGGGGCGGTGGTGAAGCTACCTTCTGCGCCGGTCATGGCCTCGCTGATATACCCTCTGCCGGAAGGGTCTTCGTCAGGCACTATGACCTGAGCCTGTCCGTCCAGCGTCCACCGGTTCAGCTCCAAAGTGCAATAGGTGTTGCCGACCTGATTGTCCCTGTCCACCGTGTCCCACTCGCTGTACCAGAGATGGCCGTTGTCCGACCACTCACCGCTGTAAATGCCGGTCACCGTCACTCCGAAGGGCTTGATGTGGATGATGTTGTCATCGTCCGTGAAGAGGCGGCACCGGGCAGCATGGGCGATCAGTTGCAGACAATTCATGTGGGTGTCAATGGGTAGAGCCGCCGTGGTGAACATCTGCTTCAAAGTGGGGTCGATGACCCAGGGGCGGGTACCATGTTCTGTCAGGGTCAGGTTTGCGTCCATCAGAACCTCTTCGGCCATGTCGTAAAGGTTCTTGTTCCCCAGCTTGCTCTTGTAGAAGGAACCGCTCAGACTGCCAATCAGGCCGGTACAGGAGAAGGTGGCCTGGTTATTCTTGGTCTGGGGCTTGCCGGTCAGGAGGTACTTATCCGGCTTAATCCACTCCACCTCCCCGTCCGGCAGCTCATAGCCATATCGGAGGGAAATAGGGGCGTTTTTGTCCACATAGGAGTAGATGCCAACCGGGTTATCCGGGTCATAATTGTGTTCAAGGTCGATGATGGTGAACTCCATGACCTCTTTCGGGAGCCTGCGGCTCAGGGGGTCTACATCGTGGCTCTGCTTGATGGAAACAATGTCCTTGTTCCCGAAGATCATCTCCACACCGTAGAGAACCTGTTCCAGCCGGGGACGGCGGTAGGGCAAACACTTCCCGAAGGTGATCGTGATTTTATCCGAGGACTCCGCCTTTGCCCCGATGACCACTTTGGTTCCGGTCACCGGTTGCGTGACGGTTTCCTTCACGGAGCCGTCACGCCAAAATTCCACAGTCACGGTTTCCGGCCATTCCTGATACCGGGTGTCAAAGGTGAGGGTCAGCCCGGGGAACTCATGGGGATTGGAGAAGGTCTTCGTCATGACCGCACTCACGGTGAACTCCCCGTTCGCATTACTCATGTGGCTCGAAATGAACCCGTCATACTTGGTGCCGGATGCCGGAACGATGACCGTGTTACCGTCCAAGGCCCACCGGTTCAGTTCCAGGGCGGCATAGGACTCCTGGTAGTCGAAGTTATAGTCAACGGTGTCGAACTCCGAATAGCTCTGTGCCCCGTTGCTTCCCCAGCTACCGTCAGTAGCCGCCGCAGCGTCCACATTGCCGAAAGATACCTCTACGAAGGAGCGATTGCGGAGGATGGACTTCATGCTGGACTTGTAAGCATTACTTACAGCTTTCATGGGCCACCTCCTTAGAACGGTTCTCCACAATCAATCAGATTGACCTTGCAGTTGATGTAGTCGATTGGGAGTTGAGTAACGGGGTCAAGATGGAACGGCTCTGCCGTCCTGTCACCGGGGTACATCTTCCTGGTAGTCCATGTGTTGTTCACCATATCCGGGTAAGTGACCATCACATAGAAATTCTTAAATTCTTGCAACAGGCTCGACCATTGTTCCGCAGTCAGATAAGCCCATTCCAAATTGTCGATTTTCTGCTGTTCACGGCCTACCACCTGTCCCACCACCACAGCATTTGCATTTCGGGCAGAGTCTACGATGGTAGCGGCCATGAGGTTAAGCCCCCTGCGGGGGCAAGGATATTCATGACCATTGATCTTGATAAAAGCTGCCATATCCTTACCCCCTTAGTAGGCGTTAGCAAAGGCACCACTGTTCACTCGGACACCTCTGCTCCGGTTGTACCGGTCATAAGACCGGCCAATCACATCGTCACCGATGGACACGGACAAATCCTTGTCCTCGATGATATTCATGAGTGCATAGATAGCGGCGATCACGCCATCGTTGGCAACGGACACGCCAGCGGAAATGCCCTCAACAATTTGGTCATTGTTGGCAACGGCAGTACGCCGTCCCATGGCACCCACCATCTCAGCTCCGGCCTCTCTCGCAATGAAGAGCTGCCCTTCATCCACGAAACCTCCCTCAGCCATGTACTGAATACGGTCTACGCTGATTTCACTGAAATAACTCAAGCTGATACCGGTGAATTTCGATACCTTGTTGATCTGACGGATAACATTGTTGAGCGACCGGATGGCGTTGTTCATGCCCCTTTCCATTGCAGTCAGAGTAGCGTTCCATTGAGTGATAGCGGTATTGGTCATACCTCTCCACATAGAACTCCATCCCTTCGGGAAGGTGGTCGTGAAGCTGTCCATGCCGATTGTCATTTGAGTCTGGAAGTCCGTGAAGCCAAGGAGAGTATTCGTGCGGAAGGTGGTGAAGTCCGTATTCATGGTGTTCAAGCCGGTCTGCCACTTCTGCACAACCCCGTCCACCAGCGTATTGAAATTGGTGTCAAGGGTGGTCTTCATCTGCTCCACATTGGCCTGAATGAGCGGCATTTTGTTCGTCATACCGGTAGAGAAGCCAGTCACAAGCTGCTCACCGCAGACTTGCAGATTGGTAAAAATACCGGTTGCCAGATTTGTCGTACCGTTTTCCTGCGTCAGAATACCAAGCTGCTCCATAAGAGCGGCATACTGCGTCAGCAGGATTACAGCGGTTTGCAGTTCCGGGTTAGCAAGCCGAAGCTCGTCATTCAGGCTTTTGGTGTCCGTATAAATGTCATTCACATCGTCAGCAAAGTCACCAATGGGATTGCCAGCAAAGAGCTTCTGGAACCCACTCACAATGCTGTCCCAGGTGATACCGCCCATGGAGTCAGTATAAGAACTGATCTCCCCAGCAAAGTCAGACATGAAATCCACGAAATCGGACATATCATCGGTGAGCTGCGGAAGAGTACCGTTCAACTCCCGAAGAGAAGGGGCAAGGTTGTTGTTCAGTTCGTCCGCAACAGACCGTAGGCTTTCCACCAGACCGATACAAGCCAGGGCCATTTCCGCCAGAATACCGGCTCCCAAGGCGATTGCCGCAGGAAGCAGACC